GTAGGTCCGTCAGGAATTTCTAGCTTGTATGCGCCACCTTCTACCACTTCTACGTTCACTTTCTTGCCATTTACTTCAGCCGTACCCATGATAGGTGCGTGACTGATGCGCATACGAGCAAGAGAACTAGAAGATGATGAGGTCTTCTCATGTGCAATGCCCATAGCTTTCGCCATAGCGGCATAGTTATTCGTATCTACTGTTGTCAATTGTGTCATACAATTCTCCTTTCTTTAGCGTTTAGAACCGTAGTTATATCAAATTACATCCTTGGTGTCAAGCCAATTTGGTCCTATTTTTGACTCTAGTAACAAAGGAACATTAAAATCTATTCCCCACCTGCTTGTAATTAGATTTGGTAACTCCCTGTTAGTGGTGTTGATTGCTTCAAGCACAGCCTTCTCTTCATCAGGATGAACATCAATGACAATCGAATCATGCACAGTGTTTACCACACAAGACTTCATCGTGTCAAGTAGTTTATCAATATAAAGAAGTGCTATCGGCACAATATCTGCTGTAGCAAAAGATTGCACAGGGTAGTTTTTTATCTGTGTGAAGTGTGATACCCGACCATTATACTTCCTTTCTACATCGGGGAATGAAAACTCACGGCCAGATGGTGTTACAATTTTCTGTGTCGTGATAGCTTCCGTAGCCAACTTGGCATGCCATGCTGCCACGCCGGAATACTTGTCGTTGAAGTGTTCGTAGTACGCTGCCTCTGCTTTTGTGCGACCATATCCTGATGCGCCATATAACGGCGCGAAAGTATGCGCCTTCGCATCCTGTCGGCTCGTAGGCTGACCAGCATCGGTAATAATCTTAGCGGTGTATGCGTGTACATCAAACCCAGTAGAAACTTCTTCAATTGCAACTCCATCCTGTGATAAATAAGCGGCAGCACGAAACTCTAGCTGTGCGAAATCAGCCTCAAGTATCTTACCTCCATCCCATCGTGACACAAATACTTTCTTTACAGGAAACGTGCCGCCACGTGGCATGTTCTGCATATTAGGATTAGCACCAGACAGTCTGCCTGTCGATGTGCGATGCTGTAGCAAGCTGACATGTAGCATACCATCCTGCTTTGTGTAGTTCTTGATGCCATCAACAAAGGATGACAGATACGTATCAACAGCACTGAGCCGTCTGACTTTAGACAGGAACTCAACTGCATCATCCATACCCTTAGACTTAGCACCTGCCTCTAGCAATTGCAAGTTATTCTTGCTTGTACTGAAGCCATTAGCTGATGCCCACTTAGCGGTAGGTGGCTTGAACTTGAAGCCAGCCAGTGTGTCTGTAGGGTTGAACAGATAGCCCTCTGTGTGACACTCTGGACACTTACTTGGCTTGGCGAAAGGCTCACCATTCTTTTTAATCTTGCGTATGTACCCACTGCCGTTACACTCCTTACACTGCACAGCTTTGGTGCGGTATAGTCGTTGGGTGCGTGTAGCTATAAGATGTCTGAACTCATCGTCAGGCATGTATGGGTCAATCATAGTAGCCCAGTCATGCTTATCTATAACTCTGCGTCCATATATAACCCAAGACAATTGCTCTGGGCTATTGAGATTGATAGGTGTGTCACCCATAACTTTACGGACATGTGATTGCAAGTCGTCAATAAGTTGACACTTCTCTTGTTCAAACTCTTGACGCACATCCTCAAGCACCTTCAAGTCCACCTTGAAGCCACGCTGATAGATACGTGCCAGTGTGACACATACCTGATTGGTCAGCGTGACTGTATCCATCAAGTTGCTGCTGGATGATTGTAGTTGCATCATCAGCTTGTCAGCTAGTTGCTGTGTAGCATGTAGATCAGCAGACAGATACTCAGACAATTCATCAAGGGGAATTGTACGTGTGCTGTATCCCTTCTTGAAATACTCTTTCAATGTGTCTTGCTTCTTGGTATCAAGATCATATCGGTTAGCACATGCCTCAAGAGACAGAGGCTCTTTGACACCACGCTGCAATACATACTCCCCAAGCATTGTATCAAAGACAGGGCCATCATATGTGAAGCCTGACTCCCAAAGCCACAGTAAATCGTAGGCTGCGTTGTGTGCAATGATGATAGTAGCTTGGTCAAGATAGCTTTGCACTAAGTCAAAGGACTGCTGGTCAGGAGAAGATGCCTCCTCGTGATCGAACACCACGATTGTTTCATCATCTATCTTAGTGCCATCGGGCAATATAGCCGGTTGGTCACTTAGCATACCCACCATAGTCAGTGAGTTCTCTGGCTCAAATGGGTCTAGGTGCAACTTACCGTTGCGTTCTGTCGTCGTATTCTCTACATCTAATGTTAGCTTCATGCTGTATACCTCGCTGTCTGATATTCTAGCTGACATGTTACATCACCATGCCATCCTGTCAACTTATTTTTTACTACGTTGAGATGACGTTCAATATCCTCTTCTTCCTGACCCTGCAAAGGCGGGTTCTTGGCGATCAGTATCATTAGATCAGCCTCTGCTGCTTTACCTGTCCTACTACCTTCCATCATGCTCTGATTCAGTATGACCTTACCCTCTGCCTCTGCTGATAGCTGTGACATATAGAATACGGCACACTCATGCTGCTTGGCAATCATACGGGCATGCACAGCATTGGCCTTCAGTGCCTCATCTGTACGTGCAAAGCCACCTGTCTTGGCGAACTTGTCACCCATGTCGAGCAGAACAATGTCGGGCTTGTATGCCTTACATATGCTCTCTACCCATGCCATGTCACGGCCTGTAGCATCCTTGATCTTGATACGGTTCTTTACCGGCTCATATAGATCACGTGCTTTGGATGGGTTTTCTTTGATGTCTCGCATCGTCATACCTGTAGCTGCTGTCAAATATCTGGCACCCACACGGTGATAGCCCTCCTCGTTACACAGGATAATGCAGTTGGCACCCTGATGAGCAAAGCCACCGGGGCTGGCAATCAGGCTGGCATGAAACGATGTCTTGCCTGTATTGGGTCGTGCGCCAATCTCAATCAAGTGACCGGCATTCACACCCTCCACCTTACGTACCAAGCTAGATATATTGAAGGTCCACCGTGCTTCAAGATCATTACGTGCAAGCAATGTCTCAATGTCAATGTCATCCCACTCCACCTTGAGGTTGGGTGTAAAGTCATCACCATACTGTTCCAGCATCTGACGCAGAGGCTCAAGGCTAGACTTGTCACCATTGACATAATCGAAGCCAAGATTAGCGATGTCCTCACCGATAACCTGTTGAAATAGCTTAGATAATACCTCTTGTGCTACGTCCCCGCCCATCGGCTGCTCACGCTTGATGTTGTTGAACAGAGATGAATACCCCTGCTTCTGTGCTGTTGTCATTGTAGGATTGTTCGCCATGAACAATGCCTCTATCTCATCAGGTGTAACGGTACGCTCATAACGATCCATTGCTGTGTCGATAGTCTGCTTGATCTTCCTTACGTCCTTGCTGAACAGACGATCAGGGCAACGTGCGCCACGATGTTCGTCATAGAACTCTCTGTCCATCAAACTTCTAATCAGTGATAATTCCATCTAATTTCTCCATATCTGTCGGGTTACGATACTTTATGTCATCTTCTAGTTTCAATACACGAACATCTGACACATGTCCACGTAATTCTTTTGCCATCTGTAATGTCTTTGGTAATGCATCGGGGTCTAGTGCAATTACCGCTGTCGAGAACTGTGTGAGATACCTTTTATGCGTATCTTGGAGAGATGTGCCAAGAAGCGCAACCCCGACAAAGGAGCCGTAACCAACAACGGCTGCACTCACACAGTCCTCAACAACTACGGCGACTTTACCACAACCATGTGTGTATGGCAAGCCACTATTTCCATATCTTTTCCATTTAGGTATTCGTTTAGATAACGTCCTGCCGGTAGCATCCACCATTTTGCCATCATGCATAACAGGAAACACGACACGATCCTCTTTGACATCATACAGAAGGCCAAGTTCATCTTGGTCTAGCTGCCATCTGTCACACCACCTGTTCATATACAGCATGTCACGGCGGGGTATCACGTATGGTGGCAACTCAAATGGCTGCTCCTGTGTTTTCTTTGTACCAGCAAAGCCAGACTTGATGTCATCAACTGACAGATGGACACGGGTACTGCCACCCACAGTGCAGGACACCTTGTAGCAATTCCACAGAAGACTACCCATGTTGTTGGTTATACTGAACGTCTTAATACCCTTACATACAGGGCAATTCATACGCTTAGTCTCACCATTAGCAACATCATAGTCATACGGGTTAATCATGTATATGTCCTTTCTATATGTATATTATATTATATATAATAGTAGTTCGCTGCGGCAGTTGAATGCTTATATCACGTTCTTTTACGTGCTGTCAAGGCATTATTTGCACTGACGAATGTATTTTTCAGATAGGGTTTGACTGATTGTGGGTTAGCATGTCCTGTAACCGACATGATCTGTCCAATACCTACCTCTGCATCCACCATTTCTGTAACACCTGTGCGACGTAAGTCACTCAACCGTAGTTCTTTGGGTAATCCAACCGCATCCATAAGTTTACGGGCATGCAACGGTAGCTTGTACATAGTGTATGGTTCGTACACACCACGATATGCCGTTGGTCTTGGTGCAACATAAGGCTGAAAGCCAAAGTCTTGCTCCTGTTCAACCAACATGGAGTGTAAATCATCGTCGATAGGCAATTCTACCTGTGCATTACGCTTAGATTGTAATATTATTACCCGCTTTTGTTCAAGGTCTATTGCATCCCAAGTAAGCAAACGCATGTCACCCACTCGCTGACACCATTCGTATGCCATGTGAGCAATCAATCCAATGTTACGGGTGCTAAAATCGCTGTACGCTGCGTCTAGTAGCTTCTTGACATCCTCCCTACGCCAGACAACCTTACGTGGCTGTGTGGCCCTCCTACGCACCGCTGTGAAGGGATTAATAAAGCAGTGTTCCATGCGTAGGGCATAGTTATATAATATTCTAGCTGTCGCCAGAATGTGATTTGCTGTAGAGATACCACGATCACACCACTGGTCATAAGCCAGCTTAGATTGCTTGGTGGACAGCTTTGTGCCATCCACCTCGCCAATCTCTACACCATCAACGTGGGTAGCCAGTACAGCACCAAGGCAGTAGCGATAATGTACTTTAGTTTCATCTCGTAACTCCTTGAAATCGTGAGATAAGTAATACTCATCTGCTATCTGATTTAGTTTCATTTATGCAGCTACCTGACTGAACACAGGATTGTCAATCCAACGTGCTACCTCAATCTCACGCTCAAACATTAACTTGGCCTGTGTATCATGTCCTGTGTTATGCTGCTTGAAACCATTACGCTCATCAGCGTAGGTAGCATAGTTTGTGAAGGCAGAGTACAGTGACCACAGATTACGGCCACGGGTGCTTACCTCCTGATTGTACAGGATGTTCATCTTCTCTGCTTTACGTTCAGACTTCATCAGCTTTTCCAGCATAGCTTTCACATCCACACCAGCGAGACTAGTGTTAGCCCACCGTTGCATCTGTTCTGTCTGTGCAGTAAAGTCCTGCTGTGACTTTTCAAGTTCAGTAATGAACCTGTCAAGGCTGAAGTTGCTGGTGTTCTTACGCATCACCTTGTCATGCCGCCCACGTATCTGCCCATTGAGACAGAAGAAGTCGATGGCAC